TGTCTCGGATCCTCGGGCCTGAGTTGGCTGCCGCTTTTACCGCAGCTGCTCTTTACTTGAATCACGACTGCCAGCAGTTGCTTGCCATCGCCGACGAACTGGAGGCCCAGCAATGAAATCGAATGCCTGGGCAGTGTTTTGGATCTGTTTATTTCTTTACGAAATCGCCAATCAACTTTATCCACACGGAATTAACCCATGACCACCGACTTCCGCGCCCTGTGTGCTGAGCTGCTGGCCGCTGCTGACGAGTACGCCGGCATGAATCCTTACATGAGACTGGACAACGCAATGAAGACAGCCCGCGCCGCCCTAGCCGCGCCGGAGCCGCCTGCCGATGGGGAGGTGGCGGAAACGGTGAAGTGGCTGCGCGAAGAGACCCAGATTTCCTGGGCTGACAGTTGTCCTATTGCTGCGGGGAGACTCACCCGCGCCGCCGACCTCCTGGAGCGCCTGGCTGTGCCGGAGCCGCCCGCCGTCGCCCCCGCCACATGGCTGCCAATGGAACAGGCACCAAGGGACGGCACCAAGATCCTCGGCAAGGCCGGTGATGAGGTCGCGGTCGTCTACTGGTTATCGGGCATAGCGTCGTCCTACTGGTGTCTTGCGGTTTGCGGCGCATATGCCGATAACGGCGAGTGGAATCCCGCAGAATGGCAGCCGATTCCGAGCACAGTTGCGGTTCGCACTATCGCCCCCATCCCAGTGTCCGAGCGGCTGCCGGGGGATCAACTGTGCTGGTGGTTTGAGTCAGACGAAGATGGTGGCTACGGCAGCAACTGGACCTTGCTGCGCATCCGTGGCAGCGCCACCGGTTATACCCATTGGCTCCCCGCCAACGCCCTGCCCCTGCCCGCTGGGGGCGCCCATGAGTGACCGCAAAACCGCGGTCAGCGGCGTCCGCCTGACCGGCCAGGAGCGCCTGCTCGCCCTCGAGCTCGGCAACGGCAACATCAGCCAGGGCGTTCGATTCGCCTTGCGCCTCGCCGCCAAACAACAAGCCAAGACAGCGAAGCTGTCGACAATCCTTCGTTCCGCTGCTGTCATGGCTAGCGCCATGGAACAAGCAGGCAAAGCCACGCCCACTCTCTAGCAGATGCCGTCCCACCGCACCACAGAAGAGCGCGAAGCTCTTACACTTGCCATCCTCGAGTCCCCGATCGAGATGTCACATCGAGAGATCGGTTTACGTGTTGGCCTACAGCGTGAAACCGTTCGCAAAATCCGCTACGGGATGATCAACAACGACATCCTCCCCGATGTCCCCCGCCTGGAGCCCGGCGCCCTCAAGCGCACCTGTAACGACTGCATCCACTTCACCCGCCACGCTGTGCGCCAGCGCGTCGAGGGTGAGCGTGTCGGCAAGTGTGACATGGGCTTCGCCGAGTCCGAACAGTTCACCTACGCCCGAGGTTGTGCAGCCTTCTGGCCCACACCCTAGCCAGCAAAAACCCGTAGGATGGGGCAACTTTCCGCACCCATCCCTACATCAAATGGGCCGACAAAAGTCTCACTGGCATGACGGACTTAACGAGCGCGAACGCATCGTCGTCCAAATGTTGGCAGCCGGCAACACTCTTCGTGCTACAGCCATCAAAGCCGGTGTATCAGAAAAGACCGTCTATAACTACAGACAACGCCGCCACGTCCAAGACGCCATCTACACCCACCAGATCGAGACCTTCGAGGGTGGCAGCAGCGGTGCCGAACTTCTCCCCGAGGTCGTCTCTGTCCTCCGCTCGATCGTCAGCAGCCCCGACTCCCGCGACGCCGACCGCATCCAAGCCTCCCGCACCCTGATCCAGTCCGCCAACGAATACGCCGCCCGCCGGGGCCTTGAGCGCCAGATCCGCGACCTCGAGACCCGCCTCTTCGGCGCCCCCGTCTCCCCCGAGCCCGGTGAAGGCCACATGCAGGGCGCCAGCTTCTCCGACGACGAGCTCACCGATCCCCCCGAGGTCGACCCCATTGACGCCGTGATCGATGTGGAGGGGCAGTGAGCTCCCTCGCCCCGCTGCGCTCCCGCCTGGCCCGCCTCGAAGAGGAGGTGCGGCGCCAGAACCAGCGGGCCAACACCTACTCCGCCGCGGCGAAGCCCGTCTCCACCCTGCCAGGCGTGGCCAACTGGCCGGCCTTCGCCCGCAAGACCTGGATCCGCACCAGCGGCACCGTCGCCCAGTTCGACCCGTACCACTTCCAGATCGAACTCGTCCGGGCGATCAACGCCGCCCCCAACACGATCGTCAACAAGAGCCGCCAGATGGGCGTCTCCGAGACCGTCGCCAGCTACCTCCTCTGTCGTGCCCTCACCGAGCGCGGCTTCGCGGCCGTCGTCTTCTCCAAGACCCAGAGCGACGCCAGCGAGCTGGGCCGCCGGGTCCGGGCCATGGCCAACTCGATCGTCGGCGAGAGCTTCAAGTACCTCACCGACTCCACCACCCAGATCGCCTTCGAGGGCCGGGGCACCCTCTACTTCCTGCCTGCCTCACCCCGCGCCGCCCGAGGGATCCCTTCGGGCTCCGTCCTCTGGCTGGACGAAGCGGCCTTCCTCGATGGCGCCGCCGAGATCTACCGGGGCGCCATGCCCGTCCTCTCGATGCTGGGCGACGCCGCCAAGGTGATCATCACCTCCACGCCTGACACCGAGGTCGACTTCTTCGGCGGCCTCTGGCACCAGGGCATCCCCACCAGCTGGTACGACCACGTCAAGACAGGCGACATCGACGGGCTCAACACCGAGCTCGCCCTGATCACAGACGACTGGAACCGGATCGCGATCCACTACAGCCAGCACCCCGTCTACAGCAAAGACCCCGACTGGGCAGACAAGACCCGCGAATCGCGCCGCATGACGCGCAGCGCCTGGGCCTCCGAGTACGAGCTGGCCTTCGGCGCCACTGACACCCAGGTCTACCCCACCGCTCTTGTCACCCGAGCCGCCCGCGGCCACTGGCGCGAGTGCGGCGTCGTCAACCGCCACTACGTGGTCGGCATCGACCCCAACGCCGGAGGCAACGACTACTTCGTCGCCCTGGTCCTCGACATCAGCAAGGCGCCCTTCGAGGTCGTCGGCATGTTCCGCGAAAACGGCAAGAGCACCGAATACAGCCTCCAGAAGGTCCGCAACCTCATCGAGGACTACATGCCCCAGAACGTCATCGTGGAGAAACAGGCGATGGGCCAAGTCATCGCAGAAGTCCTCCAGGGCATCCTGCCCACCTACGCCATCGAGACCTTCAGCACCAGCCGGCCCAGCAAGCTCACCGCCACCGACCGCGTCCTCTACCTCCTCGAGCGCGACGAGCTGATCTTCCCCCCAGGCATCATCCCAGCGGAGCTGCGCTCCTTCCAGCACAAGGAGGGAGGCTCACGCGAGGCCGCCGCCGGCACCCACGACGACACCGTCATGGCCCTGGCCATGGCCTGCTCCCTCATCCCCGAAACCCAGACCATCTCCTCCCTTTTCGACAACCTCTAAGCGCCCGCTGCGCGGGCGAACGCCCTGCCCATGTCTGTGAACGGTGTGCCCATGTTCGTGCGCAGCAAGCCCATGTTCGTGCGCAGCACGCGCATGTTCGTGAACGGCGACCGCATCATCGTGTGGCAGCGTTAAATTGTCCTCAGAGAGGCTAATAACGCAGTGCCCACCGTCGCTCCTACTGAAGATTACCGGAACGACGGTTCCTTAGTCAATGTATTGACGGGAATGGGTACAACCGGGAAAGACCGGACTACAGCGACACAAGTTAATGTACAACAGCTGCTCAGCAGCGTAGAACTTGAACAGCTCTATCTCAACGGGCTTCCCCGGCGCCTGGTAGATAGCGTCGCCGACGAGATGCTCCGGCACCGCGTCACCATCACCCTCGGGGGTGACAACACCGACAACGAGGTGATCACCAAGGTCGAGGAGTTCCTGAAGAACACGAACTTCCACCAGGCCTACTCCGAGGTCGTCAAGCTCCAGCGCCTCTACGGCGGCGCCGGCCTGGTGATGCTGATCGACGACGGGCTCCCCGAGAGCAAACCGGTCAACACCTCCCGCATCCGGGCCATCCGGGGCTTCATCCCCCTCTCCCGCTGGGAGCTGATCCCGACGGAGCTCACCTCAGCGGATTACTCCAAGCCCGAGCACTACCGGATCACCACCAGTCAGAAGCTGACCGACGCACAACGCGAAGCGTATGTCGATGTTCATGTGCATCACAGCCGTGTAGCACGTTTCGACGGCCTGTATCTGCCCTGGAAGCTGCGCACCCGTAACACTGGCTGGGGCCAATCAGTCCTGCAGCTGTTGTGGCACGCCTATAAACGCTACGAATCGGCCCTGGCCGGCCTCGAGAACATGGTCTCCGACTCTGACCTGTTCGTCCACAAGATCCCAGGCCTGTTCAACCGCCTGGCCCAGGGAAACGAAGAAGGGATGCGCAAGCGCCTGGAGGCCAACATCCTCTCCCGCTCCCTCTATGGGGGCATGGCGATCGACACCGAGGAGGACGTCACCTTCTTGAGCCGTGCCCTAGGCAACATCGCTTCTGCCACCGACCCTTTCGTCACCGCCCTGCAGGCCGAGACCGGCTGGCCCGCCTCCATCCTCATGGGCGAGTCGCCCGGCGGCCTGGGCAAGGAGGGCCGCTTCGAGGAGCGCGTCTGGGCCTCGATCGTCGAGCAATGGCAAGAGGTTTACTGCCGCCCGGCCCTCACCGAGGCCTTCACCTACATCCTCCTCAGCCGGGAAGGCCCGACCCGCGGCAAGCCCCCCGAGTCCTGGGCCGTCAGCTTCCCCTCAGTCTTCACCCAGACTGAAGAGGACAAGGCCAACTTGCGGGCCAACACGGCCGCCACCGACGTCCAATACATCAACTCCGGTGTCCTCAAGGCGATCGAAGTGCGCGAATCTCGCTTCGGCGGCACCAGCTACAGCACCGAAACCACCCTCAACGGGGCGGTGACCGAGCAGCTGGCCACCCAGGCCGACGCGGAGTTCCAGAACTCCCTGCTCTCGATGCAGGCGCAGCAGGACGCCATGCTCAACCCTCAGCCTGCGGCTGATCCCAACGCCCCACAGCCCCCCGAGGGCGGAGCAGCTCCGGCACAACCAGACCCCACCAACGGTGGAGGCATCCTGCCGGCAGAGCCTGACCCGACTGCGAAGCAGGACGCTTTCGACGTCTACGAAGTCCGGGGCCTGCGCATCCGGGTGACGCACACGGCCGGCGGTGTCCGGGCGGGCTACCTCGTCGGCCCCGACGGCCAGCGCACCGACAGCTCAGCCGACGCTCCCCTCCTGGTGCTTGGCCCGCAGCGAACCCGCGCCTACCGCCTCTACCGGGCGTCGTTCGCACGAGCTGACGAGCTGGTCCCAGGTCCCTATGTCACCGGCTTCGCCACCCTCCGCGCCGCCCGCAGCGGACTCGAGAAACTCTGGCCTCGACAAACTGTGGCAGGACTGACACCTATCCCCGAGGTCGAAGCCGATTCCCTCAAAGCAGGTTGGGAGGTGTACGCATGACCACAACACCAGATCGCTCCGAGATCCGCGCCGCCACCTTCCTGGCCGCCCAGGCCCGCCTCGACGCCCCCGGCCTCAGCCGTTCCGGCAAGACGCGCCGCAACGTCAAATGCACCCCACCCAACAAACTCTGTGGCAACCGTTGCATCCCACCCAACTGGGACTGCCGCCTCAAGGGTGAGGGCACCGACAACCACCTCCGCGCCGCCACCACCGACCCCGTCGGCGGAGCCGCCTCAATCGAGCGTGGCTTCCGCCGCGTCATCAAGGGCATCAAGAAAGGCAGCGTCGCCGAGGTAGACGCCGGCCGCCGCGCCATCGTCCGCGGCGTGGTCAAAGCCACTCCCGGCAACATTCAAGACAAGAAAGAGAAGCAGAAAGAGCTACTGAAGCGTACAGGTTTAATTGTAGGTATCACAGCCGCCGTCGCTGGTGGTATTGCTGCACATCGTGGTCTCGCCAATATCCCTTTTTATAGGGATCGGGTCTACCAACCCTTTAACAAGGCAGCTTTCGACACTTTCAGTCGGGCAATGGATACCGGAGAGAACACCGTCATGGGCGTGGTCCGGCGTTTCGATCCCAGCGCCCTCGGACCACGGGAAAACACCCGCCTCCGAGGGCGACAGAGCGCAGCTTCCATCGCCCAAAGCCTGCGTCACACCAACAGTGTCGGCCCAGCCTCAATGCTGGCTCAGATTGAACGGCCGGGCGCCCCGCTCCCCCGCACCATCTCGACGACGACGAGCTACTCCGCAGCAGTCAGCAGCCACATCACCGAAGAAGTGCGCTTCGCTCAAAACACTCCAGGTGTAACCCGTCAGGAATGGTTGCGTGAAAGCACACGAAAGCTCTTTGACATTCGCGTGAAAGATCGTTTCGGCAAGCCTACGAATCGTATTGTGTACAGCGGCGATGCCACCAAAGAGTTTCTGGCTGACACTTTCAGCTTGCGCGATCGTAGTAACATCAGTCGACTCAGCACAGATCATGCCGTTGTCCGTGCGCTTGCAGACCAGATCCAAGATCAATCAAGCGCACTCCAGACACTAGCCGCACAGCGCGGTGTTGATCTGACGCGGCAGCGCACTCGCCGAGCATTCGCAAACAGTGTTCTCACCGAGAGCGGTGTGCGTCTCCCAGACAGCATGCGCAGCGACGCCGTCGACACAGTCGAACGCTATCTATTGTTCCAGAATAGGACAGAGGTGATTAACGGCGAAGCCAAGCGTGTGTATAACGATACTCTCAGTCAATTCGACAAGTTCTATGCGCGTACTGCGGATGAATTGAAACTAGATACAAAATTAGAAGGCAGCGCACGAAATCGCGCCCAACTCCTGCAAGATGCTGAATACGCTCATGCACGACACGTAGCAGCCGTTATGAATAGCCGGCTCACCGTCCCCGGATCCTCGGCTGGGGTTGTCGTAAACAAAGCCTTCTTCAACACAAAGGTACGAGGCGTCAACAGTTTTGCCATCACTGATCGCGAAGCTCTTACAGCTGCTGCCGACTGGTCTGGTCAGAAAGTAACTTCTATAGCTGAAGCGTTCCGCATTATCCAGCGCCAACCCGGCCTTGAATACGCAGTACCAGGGAAAGAGAGTAAAATTAGACTTTGGGAGCGCCAGCAGCTAGCCAATCCGTCAGGTCGCCAATACTACGACTTGAGCGGCATCAATTTTAATAAAACAGTCACCATTAAGAATGTAACCAGGCGCGAGACTCGTGCTCAAGCTGTGAGCTCACTTGAGCGGGTACAAGGACTTGACAAACAGCGCATATACGGGAGTCGTGGCTCTGCAGAAACGGCTTACGACCAGGCCCACCTCCGCGGCGACGCTCTCCCCCCACGAGTGCGTTCCTTCCTCGAGGTCCAACGTCGCCTGGATTTCCAAACTGCGGCACAGCACACAGGCAAGCCCTGTGGTCGCAGCTTCATCCCTAAAGGCCACAAATGCGGTGAAACCACAGGTTCATCCGGTGCAGCGCCCAGTCAGAGAGAACCTTCACAGCCCAGCGCACCAGAAAGTTCCACACGTTCAAAAGTAAAGACAGCCGCAGCTGTAATTGCTGTCACCGGGGCCGCTGCTCTCACGGCAGGCAGCTTGTTTGTGTACAAGAATCGTTCAACACTTGTCCCTAACCTGAGTCAACAAGCCATACAAGGTCTCTCGGCCAAACAAGTGAAGCAGGCTATCGCCAAGCTCCCCGAGAACTTCCGTGACCCTGTCAGTAGGCTTGTAGGTGATGCCAAGCTGGGGGCAGCCCACATGGCACTAAAAGCCCAGGGAGCTCAAATCAGAGCTGTAGACATCGACAATAATTTCTCCACATGGTCCACACCGAGTGGTGGGCACATCTCTGTCGGTTCCGTAGGCGACAGCCTGCTAACCTTCGGCGCTGAGCGCAAAGCTGACGTCGGGAAGTTTCAGCAATTCGGCCTTGGATTCACTGTGGATACAAAATACGACGCCGCCACAGACATCCCAAGCAAACAAGCCAAGCAGCTGATCAAGACCACAAAAGCGATGTATAGTGCTCAGCTCGATGTGCTACCGGATGACGTTTTCTTGTTCGCTGTGCCGCACAAAGCTGACGGCAAAGGCGGCAAGCGCAAATCAATCTATGAGAAGATGGGCTTTAAGGCTCTTCCCAATCTGAAAGGCGACAAACTCTGGGCACTGAAAAACCAGGGTAAGTTCACTGAGATCCCGGACAACCAGTTCGAGTACATCGGCAATATGATCCGTGGTGACGCTGAGGATGAGCTACCACCCCGTGTGCGCATGTTCCTAGCAGCTAAGCGCCACTACCAGGCTGCCAAGTGTCCAGCCTGATTGAGCGCTACAACGAACTCCTGCGCACCACCGAGGACGGCACCATCCGCCTCCTCAACGGTGTCCTCGATGCAGCGTTCCGCCGCCTGGTGATCCGTGTCCGCGCCCAGATGAAGGCCGGCATCATCGACCCGGCCCAGCGCAACCTGTCCCTGCTGCGCGAGTTCCGCCTCCTGGTCCCGGCCTACAACCCCGATCGGGTCGACGCCTATGACCGAATCTTCCGAAACCTCGCCCTCTCTGCCCAAGGTCAGGGCCTGGCCATTGCCAACGATCTCACCGAGGCCGCTTTTCCCGGCCACGGCCGCATCGACGTCTCCATCCCCATCGAAGCCACCGTCGAAGCTGCGAAGCAGGCCCGCGGCTACCTCGCCAAGCACGGCCAGACCTTCGCCGAGACTGCTGCCACCACCGTTGCCCAGGGCATTGCCGAAGGCCGGCCCACTGACGCCATGGTCCAGGACATGCGCAGCCGCCTCGGCATCGTCAAGTCCCGCGCCAACGTCATCGTCCGCACTGAGGCGCTCCGCGCCTATAACAATGCCTCAGACACCTATTATGCAGCTCGTGGTATTGATCAAGTCCTTTATTACGCAACTGCAGATGATAGGAGCTGCCCCTACTGCGCCCCGCGTGCTGGCCACATCTACAAACGCGGAGACATCAAAGTTCCCATCCATCCCCGCTGCCGGTGCTATTTGGCCCCCTGGGATGAAGACATTAATGCAATGGATCCCGAATACGAGAAGATGCGTAAAACACATAAGAAAGATGTCGCGAAGGCTGTACGTCTCCCTGAAACCGTACCGCTGAACAAGCCAGCAAGTTTTGAGCAGATTACCCCCACTCCTTTACAGCGATAATCTGGGCCAACGCTTTCGGGCACACGCCCTACGCCCATGCCTGCCGCAATGCGCCGTCGCCCCAAGCCTTCAGCCCCCGAGGCCGGTGAATCCCCGGACGACGAGTCCACAGAATCACCCGACGAGCAGATGCGCGAAGGCTCCGAAGACATGCCCCCCATGTCCAAAGGACGCCGCGGTCGTCGTGGTCGCAAGGCCGTCAAGGACAGCTCCTGCTCCGCCTGCGCAGCTGGCAAACCCTGCGCCGGCAAGAAGGACGGTGACACCTCCGCCGGCCCTGGCGAGCTCTACAAGCCCGGTCGCAAAAACTCCCGCATGAACAACGACGCCCTCTCCCCGCAGGAGTACCTCGACGCCTGCGACCTCGGGATCCAGAACAAGCCCAAGGCCTACATCCGCGCCCGCCTCGACACCGAGGACGCCCTCCGCCAGGACTTCCGCTCCTCGAGCGGCCAGAGCCAGAACAACGGCAGCACCGCACGCCGGGTGGCAACCGGGGCCGCCATCGCCGGAGGCGTCGCCGCCCTGGCCTACGGCGGTCGCCGCAGCGGCGCCTTCCGCCGTGCCGGCTCTGCCCTGCGCAAGGCTGGCCCCCGCCTCCGCACCGCCGGTTCCACCGGCATGCGCAAAGCCCGCACCGGTATGGGCATGGCTCACTCTGCCACCAGCTCAGGCCTCGGGCGTGCCCGCTCCGCAGCAAGTTCCGGTATGAGCCGCGCTCGCAGCGGCTTCGCCACCGCCTCCACCCGAGCCCGTTCTGCCGGCTCCACCGGGATGAAGCGAGCTCGCACCGGTTTCACCAACACCTCCGCTCGCGCCAAGAGCGGCTTTGCCTCTGCCCGTCGCAGCGCCGGCAACACCATGGCCCGCGCCCGCGGCAAGAGCCCCAAACAGCTCAGCCTGTTCAACGACTCCATGTACGCCGACGGCTTCACCCTTGACGCCGCCGTCTTCGACGGCCTGATCCGCGAAGACATCAAGTGCGGCGCAGGCGCGATCTCACAAGGAGAGAAATGCACCAAGGGAAAAACACAAGCTGCGGTAGCTGCACAAGGTCAACTTGGCTACAAGCAGTCTCATAAGGGGCTCAAAGAAGAGGCCTTTGGTCGTGTAAATGGAAAAGTTTTGAGTAACGGACAAGTACGCCAAGTTGAACGTGGCATTGCCAACATGGAACGAAAGACGGGCAACGCTCAAAAACTGACTCGAACTCAAACTGCAGCCTTGGTTGCGACACGAGGTACACAGTCCCGTGCAGCAGCTATGCACATGATCGCAGGGGCACCATCCAGCAAACTCAAGGAAAGTATTAAGGAAGGCAAGAATACCAGTGACCCAGGTACATTCGCTGTAAACCAAGTCGCAAAGCGAGAACTCTTTAATAGGCGCATTAAGACAGGAGCAAAGGTGTTAGGTACTGGCCTCGCACTCGGAGCAATAGGCGCTAGTACACTGCAAATTCGTGGCTAAGTCGATGAGCCTTACACCCACTACACTACGCCTGGACCTCAAGTGCGGCAAAGGCTCCATATCGGCCGGTGAGAAGTGCCATGTCGCAACCGCCAAAGCCCCCGAGAACGCCCCATCACAAAAGAAACGGGCACCAAGAGCCTCAGGCACCGAGAAGTTTCTAAAGCGAGCCGGCGTTCTCGGTGCTATAGGAAGCCTGGGCTACACAGCCTACGGTGCTGGTACAGGTAGATATGGCAGGGTTTACGCAGGACTCAGTGCAATGAACGTATCTGCTGCGTCATTAAACTCCGGCATCGCTATGGAACAAGCCCGCAAGGGCCAAAAAACCAAAGCACGCGAGTCCAGAAATGCAGCAGCCTATAACCTTATCTCTGCTGGTGGATTAGGCCTATCAGCTCACATGAAAGGGCGTAGCCAGGTACGTGAAGAGAAAGCGGCAGCAGCAGAAGCCGCAGCAGCGCGACGCCGAGCCGAGCAGCGTAAGAAGCAATGGGAAGATTTCCAAAACAGCTATAGACCCGGAGGCTCCAACTACAGAGGCGGAAGCTACGGTGCGGGTGCAGGAGGCTACGGCGCTGGCACAAGCGGTTCCAGCCGTAAAGGTACTAGACGGAACACTTCAGTTACAGATCCATTCAAGGATCTCGGTGTAGCCGAGAATGCGAGCGATAGTGAAGTCAAGAAAGCCTGGATGAAAGCTATGCGGCAGCATCACCCTGATGTTGGTGGTGACCCCGAAGTAGCGAAGCAGAAAAACGCTGCCTTTCAAGAGATCCGTCGGCGTAGGGGTCTTGCAGACTCCAACCTTGATGCTTCCCTCGATTCCGTCTGGGCCTACGGGTTTCAACCATGACACGCACCTCCTCCGTCTGGGCCACCGGCTTCGCCCCCACCACCACCCGCCACGATTCCCCCGAGGCCGGCAACACCGACCCCCAGGCCGCCGGGGAGTTCTTCAAAACCCTGCTCGACGCCGTCACCACAGGCCACCTCCTCCACCTGAAGAGCCGCAGCTTCAGCCAGCACTCGGCCCTCGGCACCTTCTACCCCGAGCTCGAGGAGCTCACTGACGGCCTGATCGAGGCCTACCAGGGCAAATACGGCGTCCTCGACAGTTACCCCGACGGCCCCTCCATCCCAGCAGGCCAGCCGATCCCCTTCGTCACGGCCCTCAGTAACTACGTCCGCAACACCCGCGGCGCCGTTGCAAACGACAGCGAGATCCAAAACGAGATCGACACGATCCAGAAGCTGATCGACTCCACGCTTTACAAGCTGACAAACCTACAATGACACTAACCCCTGCAGCGTTGCGCTTTGACCTCAAATGTGGACATGGGGCAATCTCCGCAGGTGAAAAATGCAGGAAAGGTTCTGCTACGCAGGTCGGCCAGGAGCAAACTGGACAGAACTTAAACAAGGCCAAAGTAATCGTAGCAAGCGCGGGTGCTTTAGGTTTAGCTACTGCGGCGTTTCTCACACGCAAAAAGTGGACAGCGGCCGCCAACAAAATATGGAAAGAAGCTACTCCTTACAATCCAAGCAACCCGCCTAGAGGCGCCAAGTTCTTTAGCCAAGGCAACAATGGCCAAGTTTGGGTCTCCAAAGATGGCGAGTCAATAATCAAAATACCAAAACACAGGAAAGCCGCAAACCAACTAGCAGACGAAGTTGCGATTCAATCAGCGCTTCATGATGCAGGAGTAAAGACACCTGCTATCTACAACTACGATAAAGGCAAGAGTGTAGTTCACATGGAGTTTTTGAGCGGGTACAAACCTCTCGCTCAAGCCTTGAAAGAGGATACCCCGGCCGTGCGTAGCGCGTATGCTAAGGCTTTTGCCTACGAGCTTGAGAAGACTCATACCTTAGGCTATAGCCATGGTGATCTAACCCTCGACAATGCAATGGTTAAAGACGGCAAGCTATCCCTGATAGACTGGGGCTTCGCCAGTACAGTAGAGAGCAAAGGGGTACAAGACTTGAGCAATCTTGTTCGGGTAACTACAGAACTAGATCCCGCATACGGGAACGTAGTGAAAGAAGAGTTTAAGTCTATTCAAAGTTTGATCTCTAGTGGCAAGGAACCGACCAAAGAAGACTTGTTAAACTTCCACAGGAACGTGCGACGACGTTCCAAATCGCGAGCCGACGAGGCGTGTCCAATGACCCTCACCCCCTCCACCCTCCGCCTCGATCTGAAGTGTGGCCAGGGCGCCATCGCCCAGGGCAAGACCTGCCACAAGGGTGGCGCCATCCCCCGCCGAGCGGCCCTGGCCGCCGGCCTCACTGCAGGCGCCGTCGGCGCAGCTTTCCTGCTCCGTCGCCGCTCCGGTGGCCCGAAGCTCAAAACCCCTTCCGTTGGTGTAGCTGCTGCCCCCCGAGGACGAGCTCCACTGCCCACGCAGCCTCGCCTCCCCGGCCTCGCCAAACCCAGCTATCCCGCCCTGGCCGGAACAACCCCCCGAGGACTCCTTCCGCCGGGCCGCATCCCGAAGTCGAAGACCCAGCGCATGCGGGAGAACACCGCAGCCGCGATGAAGGTGGCCGAGGGCCGGATCGGCCAAACCGCCAAGGAGGAGGTGCGCCGCATCGCCCAGATCGGCAACACCATGGCCGCCACTGGTGAAGCCGCCGGCATGGCCACCAAGACCACCCTGCGTGAACTACGCCTCCGCGCCGAAGCAGCCCGCCGCCGCTACGAGCCCGGCTACCGCCGCAACCCCAAGCCCGCGGCCCAGGCCCCCAAAACGCTCACCGGAGGGGCCTCCCCAGTCCAGATTCCCTTCTCCCCCGCGCAGCCCCTGACCCCCGAGCGCGTCAGCGTCGACCCCCGCACTGGCCAGCCCCGCCGCCGCAAGGCCCGCGGCTTCACAGGTGATGCCGAGG